AGAAATGATTAAGGCTGTAAATGCTGTTCACGAAAGATTAGAACGAATGGAACGTAGATTAACTTTAATGGAAAAAGTTTTAGAGGAAATCGCAAAAGGAAAAGGAGAAAGATAATGAAAGCACCTGAAAGAACTGATAGGTTTTTATTACCCACTATGACAGTGGTAGGTAGTATTTTATTAATAGGAGATATATGGGGAGGGATGAGCTCATACTGGGCTCTTCTATATGGTCCATTATTATTAATGGGGCATGGACAAGAATATAAATTCTTAGATTTAATTAGGAAACACTAATGACAAACAAGGTTGCTATTGTAGGCAATGGACCAGCAAGGAATTTATATCCAGGAACTTTCGATGGAGACGTATGTCTTAATAATGTTCCTCAACTTAATGTTGAATATAATTTTACAAGCATAGTTGATAGAAGATGTTTTGAATATATTCATAAAGAGAAATTACATTTTCCTAAACCTATTTTAACTACTAACGAATTATTTGAGCTGTCAAAGAAGTGGCAGTTTACAACTGAAGTCAAACCAGTATACGAATTAAAATTAATGAATTCGGCAACTACTGCGGCATACTACTTTGCTCAGACATATGATGAAATATGGTTATATGGGTGTAATGCTTTATGGAGCACAGAAGTAAGTAGTCATCAAGACGAAATTATATATAGACACAAAAGAAGGAATGATCTATATCAGCAATGGCGAACTAAATGGGAACAAGTTTGGATTACTGATAAAAAGTTTGTTATAGTGTGTCCAGAAGGGACAGAAGGAATTGATTATGGCGACAACGTCAAATGGAACAGCCCCAGCCCTCTATCTGCTTAATCACTGCTGGGAATTCGTGATTAAGCCCTTATTGAAGTCTTTATTATTCAAAAGTCATAAATAAGTGTGTGGAACGGAAACCAATTAGGAGCTTTTAATGACTATTACACTCAGACAAGAATCAGCGACAGGGGCAACAACAAAAGGCTCCTCGTTAACATTCGCAGAATTAGATAATAATTTTAAACATTTATTAAACCTTGGAACAGTCCAAGTAACAGCAGACTCAGGAACAGCACAAACATTAGGTGAGTCAGGTGTTCATTCAATACTTACTATTGCAGGAGCAGGTGGGGCATCAACAGCCATAGCGGCACCAGATAGTGCTGGAGAAACAGTAGTAACAGTTACATCAAGTGGAATTTCAAATGTTGTTGAAGATACAACACCGCAACTTGGCGGAGCATTAGATGTTAATGGACAAAACATTGTTTCAGTATCAAATGGCAATATTGCTATTGTCCCAAATGGATCAGGAAACATTTCTTTAACTCCAACATCAGGAAATATAACTTTAGGTGCAACTAACTATCCAACAGCAGATGGTAGTGCGGATCAATGGATTACAACTGCAGGAAACGGAACTTTAAGTTGGACAAATAACTTATATAACGCAACATTAAAAGATTATAAAGAAACAATTTACGCCAGCGGAGCTACAACAGGAACAATTACTCCTAATTGCACCAACGGCAATGTTCAATCAATAACACTAACAGGTTCTATTACGTTAAATGCTCTTGGTAGTCCAGAAGCTGGACATAGCATGACATTGATTGTTAGACAACCATCATCAGGCGGACCATACACATTATCTTCGTCAATGAAATTTGCAGGTGGAACAAAAACATTATCCACTACTGCAAATGCTTATGATATTATTAGTGTAGTTTACGACGGAACAAATTATTACGCATCGCTGTCAACAGATTTTAGTTAAGGAGATTATAATATGCCTTTAGGAGCATTTAGATTAAACAGTCTTGCTAAACTTCAATCAGCAGGCGCAGTAAATTATATCTGGGACGACATTTATTATTTGGATGAAACTGACTGGGAAACAGTAGAACAAGACAGTGGAACAGCGGCTTGCGGAATTCATATATCAGAAGATGATGGCACTAAGATGTATCTTCTGCATACAAATGATAAGATATATCAGTATACACTTTCAACAGCCTACGACGTTAGCTCAGCCTCTTATGCTTCTAAGACAATAGACTTGTCCAGCGAAGGCGACATGAAAACAGATATGTGGATGAGTGAAGACGGTGTTAAACTTTTCCTTTGTGGAAGAACTTTAGACACAGTTCGTTCATACACAATGAGCACACCCTGGGATATTTCAACTGTAAGTTATGACAGTAAAAGTTTAGACGTTAGTGCTAAAGAAACAGCCCCAAGGGGAATATTTGTTGGCGACGACGGTGCAGAACTTTATGTTGTTGGCACTATAAATGCAGACATCCATCAGTATACAATGTCTACGCCATATGATTTAGCGACTGCTAGTTTTACAGCAACTAAAGATACAAGTGGTGAAGCAGTAGGACAAGCACACGGAATTCAATTTAATAGAAATGGCGAAGTTTGTATTATGTCTAACGGTGACACCTCTAAATGGCAAGAATATAATTTAAGCACACCTTGGGATATTTCAACAGCGTCAGCAGGGACTAGTAGAACTAGAACTTATGAATGGATTCCAACAGGAATGTATATTACTCCAGACGGGAAAAATGTTTATGGAACAACAAGTCCTGACTACGCATATGATCGCATTTCACAATATAAATTAACTACAGGTATTACAATGGCGGCAGATTCTTTTAGTGCAAACTTAGAATTAGCTGTTCCTTATGCTTACAAACTGTCAGGGTTTTCAGATGTTGCACCTCGTAGAAATGCAGGTTTAACAACAAACCTTGATTGGTATGGTGGAAGTCCTAAGAGTCGTGCTACAATGGTAGCGGCAGGGACAGCATTTAAATTCGCTGACTATGGTGGATGTGGAAAATTTGATCAGTCAGGTTCTCTTATAGCGAGTTACCATGCTACAAAGTATCCAGTAACATTTCCAACTTGTGCATCTGGCACTAATAGTTATTGTGTTGAATTTTGGATCAAAGCCACTGACGCAACTACTAATAATAACTGGCACCTTAGTTCAGGCGACAGCGGAGGACGTTGGTTGTTTGGATTTAATACTGGTTCAACTATAAGTTTTGGTAATGAAAATAATATTGGTATAGGAACTTCATGGACTCATATTGCTATTGTTTTACACAGTGGCACGAAGTATTTCTACAAAGATGGCGTTAACCAAGGAGCATGGTATTCTGGTAATACAGGATTTACAGATCTTCACGTTGGAGCTTTCACGGCATCAGCAGGTGCAAACTTTAGAGGGTATATGCAAGACTTAAGAGTTTATGTTGGCACTCATAAGTATCCAAGTGGCACTACATTTACACCGCCAACCCAAATGGTATCAAGTTTTTCATAAGGAATAATAATGGCTATAAAATATACTGTATATTACACAAAAGACTCAGAAGAAAAAACACATATTCATAATTTTGATAATGAACCAACTTGGACAGAACTTGAAGCAATTAAAGATGATTTCGAGTATGACGAAATAACAAATTGGGTTAGGGAGGATGTATAATGGCATGGCCTAGTGGAAGTAAAGCACCAACTACAAATGTAGATGCCGGCACAGATTCAATTACAAGTGCAAGAGCAGATATTAAACAAAACATTGATAATGTCAATGACATTATTGATCACTTAAACATTTCTTCCCCAACAGATGGAGACGTATTAAAATATAGTTCTTCAAGTGGTAAGTGGGAACAAGTAGCATCAACGTCAATAAGCAGTAATACTAAATTTGCAGTTTTCAACAGGGCTTCCACAGGCACAGATGAATTAGTGAGTGGCACTACCTATAGAGCAGGCCTTAATGTCCACCTCGATCCAGATAGTATTATGGGTGCTATGGATTCAGCAGGCGGTAATACTTTTGATCTAAGTGCAGGAAGTTATATTATAATGCCAATGAGCATTATGGCAGACAGTAATACTGCCGATATTAGTTTATGGAATGATACAGATGACAGTTTAATTCTTACTGGGAGTTGGGATCAAGTCCATAACATTGATGAAGCTATATTAGAATTCCTTAATCCTACATTTACATTAGCCGGCACTAAAACTTGCAGTTGGCGTCAGACTTACTCTGGAATGACATTGGGTAGTTACGCTGGAACACATCTGCTTATTAAAATATAAAACATAATTAACCACATACTCTTTATTAGATTGTTATCCAATAAATAGTAATGTTATAACAAACAAGTAAAAACCTTAAGGAGTTTATAAATGAGCAACGCATCAAATTATACCGAGGATCGCACTTTAGATTATTGGTTAAAAGCAAATTCGGCGTCTTCTACTTCTCCTTCTACTGTCTATATTGCACTTTTTACAAGTGACGACTCAGCAGGAGCGACATTAGAAAACTTAGAAGCGGGAACATTAACTAACGAAGTAACAACATCAGGAACAGCATACGTCAGACAAACAATAGCCTTTGGAGCTATTTCAAATGGTAGTGTTTCGTCTAGTGGAACAGTAACATGGACAACAGCAACTGCCAATTACGGCACAGTAACACACGTGGCCATTATGGACACTAATTCTACAAGTGATTCAGCAGGTGCAGGAAACGTTCTTTTCTATGGTGCTTTAACATCAGCCAAAATCATAGAAACGGGTGACACGTTTCAAATTACAGCAGGTTCACTTACGGTATCATTAGCATAATAGTCACTTTAAGGAGTCCTTCTTGTGACGCAATATGTTAATTCTGCTAGTTATATTGCCGATGACTATGTAACTTCCGATTACATAGGAACGACGGCTGACGAATATGTTACTTCAGGTTATGTAAGTGGTATTACCTACGGTGAAGCATCGCTTACATCTTCTGCGGCAACATTAACAGCCACAGCCACCTTTGCAATATTTGGAACTGCTACTCTTAGCAGTTCAGCTACATTAACAGCAACCCCTACAAGAATACGTTATGGCGATGGTGCATTAACATCTACTGCATCATTAACTGCCTCTGGTGCAAGATCTAGAAATGGTAGTGCGTCATTAGAAGCCAATGTTGGTGGAACTACTTGGGAAAATGCAGGCACATGGGACAATCCTCGACAAGAGGTTTGGAATAGTTTTACTGTTGACGCCCTTATAGTTCTACTAGGAGAAGCTAACCTTTCAAGTGCATTTACACTTACAGCAGACGGAGATTACACAGCAAGTGGAATTAGTATTGTTGCAAGTGCAGGAACACTAACAGCAACCCCTAATAGAATTAGGAATGCTGAATCTAGTATTAGTGCCTTTGTAACTACTGTTCAAGTAGCCGCAAGAACAAGAACATTTGGTGCAGAATTAACAAGCTCGTTTAATTTAACAGCTGAGGCAGTAGTTGTTAAAACAGGTGAAGCCGCTCTTTCTACATCTTGTTCACTTACAGCAGACGGCGGAGTAATAAGAGAAGGCATATCAATACAAGCCAGCCTTGGCACATTAACAGTTGCCGCTGATAGAATTAGAACTAGTAGTGCAAGTTTAAGTGGTGCATTTAATTTAACAGCCGTTGCTACAATAAATGGTGAAGCAAGTCTAAGTTCAAGTGCAACATTAACAGTTGACGGCAATGCAACCTTTGTTGGGTCATCATCTTTAAGCACAACCACTAGTCTTAGTGCATTAGGCGGAGTATTATTTTCTGGAGCGGCTTCGTTAACGGCATTTAATACAGTTGTTACAGTTGGATCCATTTACACTATTGATCCATATAGGGTATATTCTATACCATCTGACACTAGAATTTTGCAAATAGTGGAAGAACCCCGCAAATCTACAGTGAAAACAGAAAATCGTGTAAATAGTATTATAGATGAGACACGTGATATTGCAGTGAAGAGCGAAACACGAAAATCAATAGTTCAAACATTAACTTTGGTGGAAACTGCAACTTCACCATTGGATACAAGGGAATAGAGAATGCCAACACTAACAGGATTTCAAGAAGATAGGGTAGGTGCATGGATTGAGAAGGATCCATATGCTGTCCTAGATTATTCTCTTGATTGGACTAATTGGATGCCAACAGGCGATACAATATCATCAATCACAGTTACAGCTGAAACAATAGATGGTGACGCTTCAGCATTAGCAATAGATTCTTCATCTAACACCAACTATATTGTAACAGCAAATATATCAGGTGGAACAGCTGGCAATATCTACAATGTAGAATATAAAATGATAACAGCAAATGGATTACGTGATTCAAGAAACTTTAGAATTAAAGTATTAGAGAGACAAGCATAATGAGTGAAGATAATAAAAACCACCCGGGCTCAAAAAAGAAAACTATAGATAGAGATCTAGTTTATAAACTTGCTTGTATTCAGTGCAGTGATCAAGAGATTGCAGAAGTAGTAGGCGTAACAGCTAACCTGCTTAGAAAAAGATTTAGAGCATTATTAGAAAAAGGTAAAGAAACAGGTAAGCAAAGTCTTAGACGTTCAATGTGGGAAAAAGCAATGAATGGTGATACAAGAATTCAAATCTTTTTGTCAAAACAATATTTAGGTATGAAAGACGCACCAGAAGATATACACAACAACACACCTCTTCCGTGGGAGGACAAATAATATGCCATTAAGCCAAGCTCAAAAAGATATTTGCGATAGTGCTAAAGACAAACGATTTGTTGTGTCTGTTTGTGGAAGACGTTTTGGAAAAACATTTGTAAGCATGAGAGAATTAGCAAGAGCGGCATCACAACCTAACAGCCAAGTTTGGTATGTTAGTCCAAGTTATAGAATGTCAAAAGGAATTGTTTGGGATCAATTAAAAAATAAATTAAAAGACTTACGTTGGATTGAACAAAGCAATGAAGCAGAATTAAAATTAAGATTAAAAAATGGATCAGTTATACATTTGAAAGGCGCAGACAATCCAGACTCTTTAAGAGGTGTAGGTTTGGATTTTATTGTTATGGATGAGTTTCAAGATATTAGTAAGAGAACATGGACAGAAGTTTTAAGACCAACTCTGTCAGACAAGGCAGGTAGAGCATTGTTCATTGGAACTCCAAGAGGTGTTGGTTCTTTCAGTCATGAAATGTATACTATGGCACAAGAAACTGATGACTGGGCCGCTCATACATACACAACATTAGATGGTGGCAATGTTCCTGAAAATGAAATAGAACAAGCAAAAAGAGATATGGATCAAAAAACATTTGAACAAGAATATCTTGCTACTTTTAATACCTATAGTGGTGTTGTTTATTATAACTTTGATAGAAGCTATACTGTTAAAAAAGCAGATGCATATTCACTTCATGAATTACATTGTGGAATAGACTTTAACGTTGATCCTATGTCTTGTTCAGTATCAGTAATTGAAGGTAATACAATACACTTCATTGATGAAATTGTAATGAACGGATCTAATACAGATGAAGTTTGTGATGAATTAAAAAGACGTTATCCTAAATCAAGAATTATAATGTATCCAGATCCAGCTGGTAAACAACGTCGTTCAAGTGCAGGTGGTAGAACAGATATTAGTATTTTACAAAATGCTGGATTTAGAGTTCTTGTTAGAAATAACCATACTCCTGTAAGAGACAGAATAAATGCCGTTAATGCAAAATTAAAAAACACAAAAGGAACACCAAGTTTGTTTGTTGATCCTAAGTGTAAACAAATTATAAGTTCTTTAGAACGTATAGTATACAAACCCGGAACATCCATTGTTGACAAGGATGGAGATTTGGATCATATGGCTGACGCAGTGGGCTATCTAGTAGACTACCTTTATCCACTTCGAACTGAATATGAAGCTTCTGCACCGCAGAGATGGGCATTTTCAGGAACCAATAACACAAGGAGTTATAGATAATGCCTGTTATTAGAGATAAAGTGATTAAAGGAGATGGAACTATCGCTGTTGATTACATTACTGCTCATCATGCCGCATACAAACATTACCTTAATAGGTGGCAGTTTCTTGGCGATTCATATACTGGTGGTTATGATTATTTCTTAGGAAAATATTTAGAACCTTATTATTATGAATCTAAAGATGACTATCAAAAAAGATTAAGAGCAATAGGATTAGACAACCATGTTAGAAGCATTGTTGGAATTTACAATTCATTCTTATTTAGAAAACCTGTCAAAAGAGATCTTGGACAATTAGAAAATGCTCCAGGAATAAATGCGTTCATGAAAGACGCAGACCTTGATGGTAGAAGTTTTGATGCGTTTGTTTCTGAAATGAGTTCATTAGCAATGGTATATGGAAACGTATGGGTTGTCATTGATAAACCTAATGTGCAAGTTGGCACAAGAGCTGAAGAATTACAACAAGACATTAGACCGTATGTTTCAATGTTTACACCAGACAATGTTTTAGACTGGGCATACACAAGACGACAAAACGGTTTATATGAATTAACATATCTAAAAGTAAAAGAAGAGATAGTAGAAGACAAACAATACATTAGAGAATACACACCAGACGAAGTTAATGTATATAGAATTGATGGTAATAAAAAAACAGGCGAATTATATACTAGCACACCTAACTACTATGGCAAAATTCCTGCAGTTCCTATCTACGCACAAAGATCAAATATAAGAGGCGTAGGTGTTAGTGCTGTTGGCGACATAGCAGACATACAAAGAGAATTGTATGAGATGGGTTCTGAAATAGAACAAATTATTAGATTAACAAACCATCCGTCACTTGTAAAATCTGTAGACACAGAAGCTACAGCTGGTGCTGGATCAATAATTCAAATGCCAGCAAATTTAGATGGAAATTTAAAACCTTACTTGTTACAACCTAACGGTGCATCGATTGAAAGTGTATTAAGTGCTATAAGAACTAAAGTAGATTCAATAGATAGAATGGCATCCTTAGGTGGAATTAGAAGCATAGAGAGTCGTAGACTTTCAGGCATTGGATTACAAACAGAATTCCAAATGCTTAACGCGAAGCTGGCAGACTTTGCCTCAAACTTAGAACTTGCAGAAGAAAAAATATGGAGATGCTGGGCTATGTATCAAGGCATGGCATTTGACGGTGAAATTATATATCCACGTTCATTCTCAATCCAAGATAAAGCAAATGATATTGCTATGTTAAAAATGGCCAAAGAAGCAAACATTACTGATGAAAAAATAAATGCTGAGATTGATAAAAGGATATTTGAAACTATATCTGAAGGGTTTATTGAAGACATTGGTGAATAATGGGCCAGTTTATTCCAGATAGGGATTTTATAAGTGAAATTCCAACAGAAAAAAGAATAAGAGATGTCCTTGAAGACTATAATAAAAACGTTTGGAAGTTTGAAGTTAAAGATTCTAAAGCGGCTGGTGTAAGAGCTAGAAATAACTTATTAGAATTTTATCAACTTTGTAAAATAAGAAGAAAAGAAATTTTAGAACGAAAAAAGAAGATAGTGTATTAAGGAGAAACATTATGAAAATTAAAGACTTTAAAGTAGAGTGGAAACTAAACTGGAACAATATCGTTTACCTAGTAATAGGTTGGGGACTTGCGGCAGTTTTTTACCATTGGGTGATATAATTGACTTTATAGTAGTCTTAATGCCGTTAAATTAACGGTTTATGCTCATTTAGTATAAATAACATTACATACTGCTATTAGAGGGCAGGTGGTAGAACTCAACCAATAACAAAGAGGTAGATAAATGGACGCAGAGAACACAGCGGTTAAACAACCTGAGCAAACTGATGCTCAACCAGAAATAGGTGAAAAGCAGGTAGATACACAAGTATCTGAGAAACAAGATAACACACACTCGCAAGAAGACGTAAATCGTATTGTTGCAGATAGAGTGGCAAGAGAAAAGTTAAAGTTTGAAAAGAAATATTCAGGCGTTGACTTAGATCTTTACAAAGAGTTAGTAGAAGAAAAAGAAACGCAACGTCAAACAGATTTGAAAAAGCGTGGGCAGTTCGAAGAAATGTTGAAAGAGCAGGCGGAGAAATTCAATGGCAAAATTCAACAGTATGAAAGCGAACTTACTTCTATTAAAGTAGACGGTGCACTTCTTAATGAAGCTAGTGGCCAGAAAGCAATTAACCCACAGCAAGTGGTTCAATTGTTAAAAGGTCAACTTAAACTTAATGAAGGTGGCACAGTTGATGTAACAGATCAAAATGGACAAGTTAGATATGATGAAAGTGGTAACCCACTAAAAGTGTCTAAGTTGGTAAATGAGTTTCTCACAGCAAACCCACACTTTGTTACAGCAGGACCAAGTGGTTCTGGAACTGGACAAGGAATAGGCAAGCAAGATAACTTGGTTGACAACGATGTATCAAAACTTGATATGAGTAATGCAGAACATCGTAAGCAATATGCAAAAGTAATGCGAGCGAAAGGCATACACATTTAAGTTTACTGATACTTGCTTATAACAGCTAAAGGAGACTGAAAATGGCACAAGAAGTAACTAGTTCGATTATTAGCGAACTTTATAGTGACATAGTTCAGGCGGCTCAATTCACACTTTCTGAAGGAACTGTGATTCGACCTCTTGTAAGAAACTATGATAATACCGGAACGGCGGGCCTAGTGGCACAAGTTCCAATTTACCCAAGTTTGGCGGCGGCGGCCTTAACCGACGGAACTGATTTGGCAAACACAGCATTCAACACCACTGAGAAAACAATCACAGCGGCTGAAGTTGGTGCTATGGTAACATTAACTGACCTTGCAAATGCAACTGCAAGTCAGGATGTTGGAAGTGCAATCGGACGTCAATTAGGCGACGCAATGGCGAAAAAAGTAGACGATGATTTAGCGGCTCTTTTCTCAGGATTTTCAAATTCTGTAGGATCAGGCGCGGCAGAAGTTAGCGTTGACTTATTTTTCTCAGCGGCGGCTACACTAAGAAACAACAATGCACCAGGACCATACGTTTGTGTGATTCATCCTTACCAAGCATACAAACTAAAAAGTTTGTTAGCAGGTAACGGTAACACACCAATGAACAATACGGACCTTGCAAACGAAGCCCTAAGAACAGGATATGTAGGAACTATTGCAGGAATGCAAGTGTTTGAATCATCTTGTGTAACAGGTGACTCAGCAGGTGCTTATGTTGGAGCGGCTTTCTCAAGAGATGCTTTAGGCATCATGTGGAAGTGGAATGCGAAAATTGAACCATCTCGTGACGCAAGTTTAAGAGCTACAGAAATTGTAGGAACTTGTGCTTATGGCGTTGGTGAAATTATCGACAGCTACGGTGTAGGTATTATGGGTGATGCAAACCTATAAGGTTAGTATAACTTAAAATTGATTTAGTGGTCAATTTATAATTAAGGGCGGTTCTTTCGCATAGGGATCGCCCTTTTTTTATCTACTACTCCGTTTTCCGGTAAATGAAGCTGGTATTACACCAATACGATAAATAATACTATAAACAAAACTTGGTCGGAGAAGGACTTCGAGCAATTAAAAAGGACAGTATCCTAATATGCCAACACTAGCAACGATATCAGACATTCAAGAATATGAACCAGACATTCAAGATTTTGGTATTCCTGAATTTTCTTCAGAAATAACTAAAGCACAGAATGACGTATTTCGCGACCTGCGTATACGATGGTGGCCTACTTACATAGTTGGTCGATATGATATCACAAAAGTATCCAACGCAAGTGAACCAGATGATGACTTATACACAACAAGTCAACTAACTCGAGCCACGTGTTATAACGCACTTGGTTTCCATATCTACCCTAAACTGGCTAAATTTGAGCCAGACCAAGATTTGTTTGAAAGAAAAATGGAATTTTACAGACAAGAATACGAGAGAGAATTAGATCTTGTATTAAGAGACGGTGTAGAGTATGATGCAGATAGTTCTGGAACAGTTAGCGAATCCGAAAAAGAACCTACGCATTACCTACGCCTTAAAAGGTAAGGTAAATGTCAAACAGAGAATCCGTTACAAAAAACATTATTGATGTCTTGAAGGATGTGAGTCCTCCACGCCCAGTATTTGTGACACGAGAACCATTCGATGTTGACAAACTAGCAATGACACAATTCCCTGCCTTATTAGTAACTTCAGGAAACGAATCAAGAGAAGATCAAGCCATGGGCGGTTATAGACGTGGCATTATTGAAATTAATATTAGAGGTTTTGTGCGTTCAGATGGCAGGAAAGGGTCTGTTCAATCTGTAGACGAAAAAAGAAATAATTTAATTGAACGCATAGAAGAAGCATTGAACACTACTCGGAATAGAGAATTGGCTACTGCCAGAGCGGCTACAACTCACGTAACTTCGGTTGAAATAGTTGATAGAACTCCGCCTTTGGGCGAGTTTTCGATGGTTGCAGAAGTGCATTATTCATTTAGCAAAGGAGTAGTATAATGGGTGTAACAAAATATACACAAATGATAGATAACAACGGTCAGGTTGTAAGTATTGAACCTAACCGTGTTGAACGATTTCTTGGTGAGGGTTGGACCTTAGTTGGTCAAGAACAACCTAAACCAGAAAAAAAGTCACGGAAACGCAAAAGCAAAAAAGATAAAATCAGTGCAGATGCCCAAGTGACTTCAACAACATCGGAGGATGAAGTAAAATTATCAGGTGACATAACAGTTGGTGATAAGACTTGGACTGAAGAAGAATTAGAGTCTAAGCCTTGCATTAGTTGTGATGAACCTGATCATTCTTATAATGAATGTTCGGAAGACAACTGGACATTTTCTGACGATGATTTAGCTAAAAAGGAGAACTAAAATGGCTACATTTACCGGAGAAAACGGAAAAGTCGATATTACTGCTGAAGATTCAGCAGGAACAACTACCGTTGCCGAAGTTCGTTCCTGGACTGTTGAACATTCAAAAGATGTGATTGAAGATACAGTTATGGGCGATGCGGCAAGAACATACCAAAGTGGACTACATCAGTTCACAGGATCAATGGAAGTAGTATACGATTCTACGCATACTGCAGGAACAAACGCCTTTGATCCAGCACAAGATGGGGCTCTATCAGTAGAGTTTTATCCTGACGCGACAACAGGACAGAAGTTTACAGGTTCTGTTATTACTACATCCGTATCAAGAACAGCATCGTATGATGACCTTGTTACGGCAACTGTTAACTTCCAAGGAACTGGCGCACTAACTATCGCGTCTGTATAATTGTGTTAACAATTAGGATACTAGGATCCCGTAAGGTGATGAGGAGTCTTGAAAGAGAAAAAGATTCTTTCATTACCAGGGTGGCAAATGATATTTTAGGAGTTGCTCGTGGAAAAACTCCTATAGATAAAGGACAGGCAAGACGTGGTTGGCGCCTAGACTCACGCTTCAAGATGAAGAGTGTTGTCAATCGTGTTCCCTATATTGTCCATTTAGAAGAAGGCCACTCAAAACAAGCACCTAATGGTATAATAGGGCCTACCGTTAGGGAGATATCACAAAGGAGATATAAACTATGACCGTAATGAATAACATTACAGGCCACTTCAAAGAAAGACTAGCAGGTGGCTTAAAAAAGATAACTGTTCCCGAATGGAAAACAGATATCTATTATAAAGGTGCCTACCCTTTTGCTGTTGAAAGTAAAATTATTGCTTTACAACAACAAAATAAAACTGTAGAAGCACTTGTGGAAAGTCTTATTTTAAAAGCATTGAATCCAGATGGAAAACCTCTGTTTAATAGAATGGACAAAAACACTTTAATGAATGAAGCAGACCCGGCTGTATTGCTAAAGGTTTGTTCAGAGTTAAACAATGCGACAACTGATTATGAGGAAATCGCAAAAAACTAAAAGAGGACACTGAACTCCAGTTATTGTTTCGAATTGCTGAAACATTACATAAAAGCATTGAAGAAGTAATGCAACTCAGTGTCCTGGAAATCATGACGTGGTATGAGTGGTTTAAACTACAACATGATAGAAGTAAGGAGACCTTAAGTGGCAACACAGCAAATAGAAATCCGCGCCGTCGATAAAACTCGTGGGACGCTTAATAAAGTCCAAAAAAACCTGGGCAGAATTGACAAATCAGCCAAAGGTATCAGCCTTTCGTTTGGAAGAATTGCCGCGGCGGCTACTGGTGTATTTGCTGGATTAGGTTTAGTAAAAGCCGCTACTGGTTTAATAGAAGTAGGTAAATCATTAGAAAATCTTGAAGTTCGATTAAAACTCTTATATGGTTCAGCTTCTGAAGGTGGTGCGGCATTTGACGAAATGAACAAGTATGCTTCTGAGGTTGCATTTAGTTTAGAAGAAATTCAACAAGGTGCTGGATCATTAGCGATTGTAACTAAAGACGCAGACGAACTTGCAAATGTGATGAGGTTGACAGGTAATGTGGCCGCGGCCACAGGATTGGATTTTGCTACATCATCTCTACAAATGCAGAGGGCGTTGACTCAGGGTATATCCTCGGCGGATATATTTAGAGATAAAGGTGTAGCCAATATGTTAGGTTTCGCCGCTGGTGCAACTGTATCAGCAGAGCAAACAAGAGAGGCATTTGAAAGAGTATTTGGCAAAGGTGGTAAGTTTGGAAAGGCCACAGAAATGTTAGCAGATACATTGGAGGGCACACTTTCAATGATAAGCGATAAAGTATTCAACTTCAAGAAAAGAATGTTAGAAGTTGGAGCATTTGACTCTTTAAAAATACAAGCATCAGCATTAAACGATAAACTAACAGAAATGAAACCCGAACTTGATGCTTTGGCAAAATTATTTGGCGACAAATTAGGATTTGGTGTTTTTCAAGTGGCTGAGTTTATTAAAGGCCTTAACATAAGTATGCAGGATCTAATAGTTGGTGCCAAAGTGGTAGCGGCAGTATTAGGAGGTGCAGGACTTCTTGCAGTTGTTAAAGGACTTACTCTTGGCATTCGGTCTTTAACATTAATGATCGCCAGAAATCCATTAGGCTTGTTAGCCGTAGCGGCATCAAGTTTAATTGTATGGCTTAGCATGGAGAATGGACTTGGCAAAACTATTACTCAAGTTATTGCAGTCTTTAAAAGACTTGGACAACTTGCAGAAAAACTTGCAAAATTCCTCTATGATCAATTAGGTAAAGTATTAGATTTCTTAACAGAACAATTTGATAGGTTTGTTGGTGGTGTTATACGTGGTTATAATGCTATAGCGAGATTTATACCATTCTTAGACGAAGTAGAATCTAGTGGAGCCCAAGTAAGAGCAGGTCTAAAGGCTCTTGCTGTCGAAGGATTTAACTATGTTGACAAAGCAATAGGTGATACTGGAAAGTCCATAACAAAATACATTGACATCAACAAACTTGCTAATGATGCAATGAAAAACGCAAAACTGCTTCTCGAGGATTTAACAATGGAGTGGCGGCAAGCGGGTATTACATATGACCAAGCTAGTGTGCAACAGCGAGAAAAGTATGATGCTCTTATAAAAACTGCTAAAGCCTTACAGGACTTAAAAGATGCAGAGCAAGAAGCCAACGCGGCGGGACAAAAAAATAATCAAACAACTGCCGCGGCAGTATCAATATATAAAGAAAAAGCAGACGCAATGATTAAAGCCGCATCTCAGCTGAACAGGGAGATGGCTGAAAACGAGATTGAAACTCTTAGAAAAATTAAAGACCACGCTTTAGAAATTCAGAAAGCGTCACTTGAAGCTAAAAAAATAACAGAAGATGAGTTTAGAGAAAGTAAAATTGCAATTGAAAAGAACTTGCAAGAACAAATTACTCAACTTGAAGCCGACGAATTAGAAAAACGAGAAGCCCGACACAAAGAGTCAATGGAAAAAAGATTGATGGCGTCTAGAGGATCACTGAGTGACGCAATTACTGATGAAGACAAAGCATTATGGAAGAAACAAGGTGTTGAGAAAAAGAAAAAAGATTTAATTGACGAAAGAGCAAAATGGGAACGAATGTCCACTATCGAGCAAACAGCATTTGGTATTGGTCAAGCAAAAGCATTGTTTGGGGCATTAGGTAAAGAGAATAAAAAGTTTTTTGCGGCACAGAAAGCAATGGCTATTGCAGAAGCACTTATTAACACATACCAAGGTGCCACAAAAGCATTAGCACAAGGTGGTATATTAGGCATCTTTATGATGGCTGGTGTATTAGCGGCAGGGTTTGCACAAATATCTGCCATTAGGGCACAGACGGCACAACGAGGTGGAACTGTATTAGGCGGAGCCACAGCATTAGTTGGTGAAGACGGACCTGAACTTATTGTTCCTAAACAAAGTTCAACAGTCATCCCAAGAGAAGTAGCAGATGCTGTTGGGGGCATTAGTGGAGACATGGGCGGTGAAGTAAATGTAAACTTTAACATAACAACAGTTGATGCAAGGGACTTTGATCAACTACTTGTTGAAAGACGTGGAACTATTGTTGGTATTATTAACAATGCTATGAATCAACAAGGCAAAGTGGGAGTAACTGCTTAATGATTGACTTTCACTCTACAGTATGTTATAATAATGTTATGACAAACAAAATGAAAAAAGCGTATACGCAACAAAAAGGTGATGCCAAAAAAAGAGGCATTGAATTCAAATTAACATTTGAAGAATGGCGTAATTGGTGGGGCAATGATTTTGAAAATCGTGGCGTTGGATCAGATAAACTTGTAATGGCAAGATATGGTGATGTTGGTGCATATGAATTATCTAACATCAAAAAAATTACTTTTGGTGATAACTGTCGTGAAAGCAAAGGTCAATTTGAAAAAGGTTATACACCTTGGAATAAAGGAATACCAGGCACAGGCAGAAAAGGTAATCCTATAACATTTGAAGGTGTTACATATACAGATATAAAAGAAGCCACAGAACAAACAGGATTAAGTAGAAAACAAATTTACTGTAGAGTAAAAAAGGAGTTTGCGTAATGGCTTATATAGGATTTTTTCCAGTTAGTTTAGGATTTAAAGCTCTTAAATTTAAACAAAAAACAATTACAAAGAAAACAGAAACAGCAAGTGGCAGAACTGTTAGAGCAACGAATGCCACTACACTATGGCAGGGCGTTTTAGCTTTTCCATCTACATCGGCTGGTGACTTTAGGGCAGTTCAAGCCTTTGTTGCTAGATGTCAAGGTAGTTTAAATGAGTTTGATTTAGTTGTTCCAACTATATCAGATACCAGTGGCAGTTATCCAAGTCAAGTAACTTTTCCAAGTGCGGCATCAACGGCCGCTGGATCGACTAGTATTGCTGTAACATCAGATCAAACAAGTAAAACAATTTTAAGAGCAGGCGATGTTATTAGGTTTTTTAATCATACAAAAGTTTACATGGTTACAGAAGACGCTACTACTGACGGAGCAGGCGCAGGAACAATACAATTTCAACCAGCATTAGTTACAGCAGTGGACAGCGATAGTGCTGGAGAACCTATATCTGTTAACCAAGTCGCATTTAGATTTATAATTTCTAATGATTTACAAGAATATGGTTACGATAATCAAGGATTTGTAAGTTTTGAAATAGATGTGCAAGAGGTTTACTAATGGCACGACTAGCAGGTGGAAACACTAACACAGCATTAGCCAGAGATGCTATTGTAACTTATTTGCTATTAGATCTAAATGGCACATATTACACAGACGCTCCTTATGATATTGTTTACGATTCTAAAACATTCTCAGCACAAGGAATCTTTTTAAGTATTACCTCAGCAAGTGAAACTTCCGAATTATCAATCACAAGTATTACAATAACCTTAAGTGCTTTAGATCCAACAACAGTTTCTACGTTTGCAGTTAGTTCTCTTATTAATAAAGATGTTGTTATACATAGAGCATTAGTTGACCAGACTGACAATAGTATTATAGATGATAGCACAGGCGATGGACCTATTTTAATATTCCAAGGTCGTGTTGCTGGCTATCAAATTAATGATGCAGAAAAAACAGCAGGACTGGCTATCCAAGTAGACAGTTTATTTTCTAACTTTGAAAAAGTAAGTTGTCGTAGAACAAATTTAAAAAACTTCCAAAGAGAATATCCGGCAGACTTTAGCATGGAATATTCACATGAAGCAATTAAAGATATACGTTGGGGCAAAAAATAATGATTAGAGAATTTGAACCCAAAGATTTAAACGGAATTTTAAACATAGCAAAATATCATGCTGGTGAATTAGAATTCAATTCAGTAATACCCATTGACGATGTTTATTTGTCAAAGCAATTAAAAAGAATATTAATGAATGATGGTATTAAATGTTTAGTAGTAGAAAAACATAATGACATTATAGGTTATGCTATATTCTACCTACATACTAAATTATGGAACCCTACTTTGTTTGGGCAGTTAGCTTTCTTTTATATTTTAGATGGCGAACGTAATAAAGTAATTGCAGATATGTTATGGTCAGAAGTTATAGCAGTCTGTAAAAAACACGGAGCACAGTTTTTTGAAAGTGATATTTGTGCATTTAATAAAGACTGGATAGGATCAGCAGATGCAATAGACAGAGCATCAACATACTTTGAACACAAGAATGGTAGTCATTGTGGCAATCATTATATACATAGGATACCAGCATAATGAATTACCTATTCCTTTTCCAATATTTGTTTGTTGTATTACGTTCAACTTCGTCTCGTTTGTTATCTTTAACAGTTCCATTATACAAATGGTTAGGATTTACACAAGGTGGATTATCGCAAGTGTGGCACACTAGAGGTTTATTTGGATCTAATCCTTTTGAGATGTGCATAGAATATCTATGTGCTTGCCAATGTTTGCCATCAACAAAAAATTTGCCATATCCTTCTTCATGCGTAGTTGCTGTCCAAACCCAACAAGAACCTGTTTTATCTACTTTAGACCAAAAGCGTTTAATTGGATCGCCTTTACGTCTACCTAACCCTAATCTAATTTGGTTTCCATGTAACATTGTAAACTCCATTAAGTTAAATTATAGTAGTATTGTAACACAAAATATAGGAGATGTCAAGTGGGCGGTGTAATTGAATGGATAGGTGAAGTTATTGGCACTATTATTAGTGTCATTGTAGAATTTGTCGGCGACATTTTCAGTTTCCTATTAGCACCATTTGGCACACCTGATGTTCCAGATCAACCACAAGCAGATCAACAAGCGACTGGTGTAACTGTTACAAAGCAAGGAACCAATGTTGCTATACCTGTTGTTTATGGATTTAGAAGAGTTGGAGGAGTTATTGTTCATGCAGAAACAGGTTCAACAAATAATCAATATCTATGGGCCGTTTACGCATTGTCAGAAGGACAAATCCAAGGTGTAAAAAGAATTATAGTTGATGACGTTGAATTACCTTTGCCTAGTGAATATACATCTGGCAATGGATTTTCAACAGGCGGTTTTTATTCTAATGGGTTTGATGTTCCTGTTAATAAGGACAGGTTTAATGGAAGAATAAGATTTCAATGCTTTGATGGTGGATCAGGTAATCCATCAGTAGCAAGTCTAATGTCCGATGCACCGGTTTGGCCAGGTAAAGATAGAACTATGACTGGTGTTGCTTATGTGGCAATGCGTTTTGAATGGAAAGAAATTAAAACACAAGACGACGCTAATAATAATCCTTTTAGAGGCGGAATACCACAAGTTCAATTTGATATTTGTGGTAAGTTAATTTATAATGTAAGAAATATGGCTCCAGTAGGAGTTTTAAATTTAGCTAATGACTATGCAGACCTAAGTAAAAGTTATAATGCAAATCCGGCTAACTGTATTTTAGATTATTTGATGAACCCACGCTATGGTGCAGGTATTCCTAAAGAACAAATTAACGCATATAGTTTTTGGGTTGCCGCAAACAAATATGATCAAACAGTAACTTATAATAATACCTACACAGGCAAGGCATTAACTTGTAATACTGTTGTTGACACTAACAATAAAATTTTATCTAATGTAAAAAATTTAATTGGTGGTGGTAGAGGCATTATGCCGTATATACAAGGTAGGTATAAATTAAAAGTTGAAGATGGTGGACACGCCACAGACATTACCTCAACAACTGTTGATATTGCATATGACGTTGACAAGAATGTTGTCCATGGCGGCATTACTTTACAAGGTGAAAGAAAAAGAACCAAATTAAATCAAGCAATAGTAAACTATGTTGATCCTGATTTAGAATTCACTAACCAACAAGTTTTTTATAATGTAAGTGCTGATAAAACTATAGACAATGATGAAGAGTTGTCTAAAGAATTTACATTCCATACAATTACAAATAAAGCAATGGCATATGAAAATGCTAGAATGATTTATTTGAAATCAAGACAACAACGTTCTGTTAAATTTAGAGCAACACAAGAACTTCATGCAGTTGAAGTTGGCGATGTTATAAGAATAACAGATACAACTTTACAATTAACAAACGTATCATTTAGGATAGTAAGAGTAGATTTAAATCCCGACTTGACTGTCAACATTAACGCAGTGGAACATGATGCGTCTATATATCCTGCAACTGGAGGCGTAGGACAATTAGATGTTCCACCGCCAATTTATAGTCCAGATCCTATTTCTTTACGTCCAAGACAACGAGGTGCTCCAATTAGTCCAATTGGAATTGTTCCTCCAAATGAAGATCCAGATAGTTCAGGTGAGCCTATAGAAACTAATCCACTGCCACCAAGACCACCTATAAACTTCTTTGACGTAAGTTTGTTTAAAGCATATGATCAAGTTGACATCATTAATGTTCCTAATAAATTTGCAGTAAAAGATCAGTTTGGAATTGAAGGCTATGGACTAACAAAATTTAGTGGGTTTCATGTTAATATTAGTAGCACAAAAGGATTAGCATTTCATAATCCTAATGTAATTGGCACAGACAAAGAAGGTAGTCTAGTGTATGCAACTAAACAAACATCAACCTTTGATGGTAAGACATATACATTAAACAAACCTATTTCAAATGATTATTTGTTTTATCGTAACAGTCAAGATCTTGTTACTGGAGCATCACAACAGATGGACGTAGGGTTGTTTTTAAATTTACCAGCTAACCCATCCTTTGATTCAATTCGTATTAGATACTTTATTAATGAATCGCAAAGGGCTGAAGGCGAAACTCCAATCTCTGGACCTTTTCACTTTATAAAGTTTGGAACTAAAGGTTTTAGTGATCACAAAGATATTAATTTTGTGAAATTTGATTGGAGCAGAGTGATTAGTGGTGGAAGAGAATATCATGCAGATGGTAGTAATTTAGGAAATTATACATATTACGATCCTATTATAGGAAGTAATTTAACAGGATCAAATATTGAAGCGTATCTTAATTATTTGTTACAAAATCCATTAGTTGCTGTGGCAGGAATGGATGCAGGTGTAAGTCCTGCTGGAGGTGATAGTCAAGTGACAAGTCACAATTTAGGAACTTAATATGGCTGGCAACGGATACTTTGCAGAAGGAATTTATCAACCACTATCAACACAGACGTGGGCTAACCTAACCAGTGGCTGGGACACTTATACAGACAGCTGGAATTTAACTCCTACTTTACCGTTAACATATACAACAGACATTGTTGACTATGGACGTATAGAAAAATTATTACCTTTAACATTAGTAAGCAAAACAGGAACAATGACAACAACTATTGTCTATGGTGATACTGTTGACAGTTCAGGTGGAACAATAGATAGTAGCACAAGCCTAGTAGTAAATGTAGGCGATACTGTAACTGCTATTAAGGCAAGATATTTTCAATTTACTTTTAGTTTAAATTATGGAGATAGTGCTGGTGCTGAAGCAACACCTAACATAACAAATATTCAAACAGATCTAAATGCAGAAAAAATTACAGCAAGTTTTGATTCTATTGAATCAAGTTCATTAGGTGGATCAACAGG